CCTTCAGTGAGTATCCACCCGGAAATGTCACGCAGCGATTTTATAATCGCGTGCAGGCACAGAACGGTTATGGATGTAAGGTTCGGATTGATAACCCGAATCTTTTCCTAGCTAACAAGCTAGGGCTCATAAACCCTGCCGCAGTGGCATGGGATGCAATTCCTTTTTCTTTCGTTGTCGACTGGTTTCTACCGGTCGGTCAATTCCTCAACAACTTCACAGTTGATGTGGGACTTTCGATTGAAGATGAATTCGTCACTCGGCGCCGGTGGGTTGATTTGATACAGGAGGGCCAACTCGAAAGAGGAAAGCCCCTTGTACTCGCCTGGAAGGGAAAGGGAAACCTTTTCCGGCGAAGGTTGGAGTCGTTACCGGCCCCTTCACTCAAATCGCTCGCGAGACTACCAAAGTTCTCGCCTTGGTTAGCAGCTACGTCGGTATCACTACTGACGCAGAAGCTTGCCTCGATCAAGCCTAAAGTTTAGGCTTGCCTTCCGAACAACGTCTTGGAATTTCTCCAGACGTAACGGCTCTCCTCACGGAAGCCAAACCCCAAAGTAGGAACTGATCACAATGATCAACATCACCGTGAAGAACCAGGCCGGCGTCAACGTCGACCTTACGGGCATTTCGCCCTCTTCTGGCGACGCGAACCCAGCCGTCTATCGGTACGAAGTTCTCAGTCTGCCCATCGCTCTGCGCCCCACCTTCAAGGTGTCTGCGACCGACAACGGTCCCAAGACAGCTCGAAAGGTGCGCATGAGCGGTGTGTGGCCTGTGTCTTACACCGACACTTCGACTGGGCTCAAGGGGGTTCAGGCAAACATCCCGTTCGACTGCAGCTTCACGCTGCCGACGAACGTGGACAGCGCCACGATCAAAGACGCCACTGTGATTCAAACGAATTACATGGCGTCGGCGATCATTCAGGCCGCTCTTCTGAGCGGTTACGCTCCGACCACCTAACTAGGTAGCCGGAGTACCTGATGAAACCAACCCTCCAACAGCCACTGCTGAGGGTTCTTGATGCCTTATGCTCAAGCACCAACTCCCCTAGATCTCTTGGTATTTACCTTCGGGCAAAATATCAAGTTTTTGAAGGGAGCGACGGTCTCTTTGCACAAAGAACCGATCCTGGCGACTACCTCGATTCGTGGTCCTATTCCAAAGACAATGCATGCACGGAGTTACTCCGTAAATGCAGAGTCGATGGGATTGTATCACCGAGGAGTAGGCGCACCGCATCAATCAGATCCTTTTGGGATTCTGAGCATGCGTGCTGCCGGACCAACGATAAGTTCAGGCGCCTTCGAGACAACCACTCTCTGAGTGTTCTCGACATCCGCATGATCGAAGTTCTCGATCGAGCTAAGATGTGGCTTTCTGACTTATTAGGTCCCCTACCAACGTCCCTTGAAGGTTCGTTTGGACCAGGAGCCACCTATGGTGACAAGGGTTCCCTAACCACGGTACCTGATAAAATCACATCACGGCTTGAGCTGACGCGTGAGGCAACCATTTTGTTGCCTTTCGTTGAACGTACCGCTTGGTATCGTTCTTTAGTCAGTCGCCAGCCACTCGGCGGTCCCCACAAGTTCGTCCGTGGAAATCGTTTCACAACGGTTCCTAAGACGGCCTTAAAGGACCGTGGTATCTGCGTTGAACCCAGCGTTAACGTCTTTCTCCAGAAACCCGTCGGGCGCGCCATAAAAAGGCGCATCTTTCGAAAATTTGGATATGACCTAAACTTTGGACAACAACGACACCAATCTCTCGCTCAATTAGCGTCCCGGACGGGAAGCCATGCGACGATAGATCTTGAGGCAGCAAGTGACACAGTCAGCCTTGAGGTTGTAAGATATCTCTTACCGCCTCAATGGTTCGATTTGCTATATACTCTGCGCTCTGGCTTCACCAATATTGACGGCAAAACCGTCAAACTTGAGAAGTTTTCGAGCATGGGGAATGGCTATACCTTTGAGTTAGAGACTATTATCTTCGCATCACTTGCTTACGCTTGTGGTGCGGGACAATATGGCTCTGACTTTTTGGTATTCGGCGACGATATCATCGTTAAAACCGAAATCGCGACCAACTTACTCCTTGTACTTGGTTACTGCGGTTTTGTCCCTAACAAAGACAAGACGTATCTAACCGGTCCTTTCCGAGAAAGTTGTGGAGGGGACTTTTTCAATGGTACTCCCGTGAGGGCGCACAATGTTGAAGAAGAACCAACCAAACCGTCGGACTGGATATCCTTGGCTAACGGGCTTCGCAGGCTGGGTCTTAGAGACCCTGGCTGTGATTTCCGTGATAGCTATCCTTTCACTGCTTGGATGCGGTGTTTGGATGCTATACCAAGTGATATTCGTCGGTTACGCGGCCCTGACTCGTTCGGGGACCTTGTAATCAACGATGATCGCAACTACCAACTTCGTGTTAGGCACGGTATTAGGTATCTTAAGGTCTTTAGACCTATAGGACGCTTTCTACCTGCTCACCACTGGAAAAGTAGTGTGATCTTCGCTGCTGCACTTTATGGCATGCGACAACCTAGCAGCGGACCCGTAAGGGTCTCTGAAAAGGGAGTTGCCGGCTATAAAGTTGGATGGTCTAGTTATCCTTAACTGACCACCGTGTTTGGAGGAACGATCATATCATCCCTCCTGGGCTAGCCTCATAGGCTAGACAACCAAACCCTAACAGGTTTGGCCAAG